CAAGCGGCACCTGCTCAATGGGCGTGTAATACTCATCCAGCGTCTCCAGGAGACGACTATTCAGGCGGTCAAAAGCAGTATTCCCTATAGTGAGTTCCGCCGATTCCACCAGGGCATGTCCCGCGCTATTCGTATAACCCACGCGTGGACCAATAAAGCTTCTGTTTAGAGTTTGAGCTGTTGCCAACGCCTGCGCAACCGTTGCACCAAAGCTCGGTAGCGTAGATACAAAATAAATACGACTCAGGAGTTCCCCAGCAACGGGAATTGACGCCGTTGCCTTCACACCAAACGCCGGCGTCGTGTCAAAATCCACCCGCCGCCACTGTGTCGTATATCGGCCCGTGCGGTCCAGACGCCGCTGATACCACGGTAGCGCCGGTCCCACTAATCGCTCATCTTGCGGACCACTATGTAATATCCGGTGTAGTCCCGCAGACATAATACCTATAGTGCGTATATATAAAGATTTACATAGGTTTTTACACAATAGAGGAATGGATGGTCCGCCTCATTCATGTTTCCGTTGTTTCTTAACGGTTCACATAAAAGAAAATATCTATTACTGTCTTTTATGTAGTCGGTACTTCTATATGCGTCGGCTCGTGGTATGCGGTGGGTGCCACAAAGAGGGGTGCGCCGCACATCTTGATATGAAACCCGCCGTATTTATGGAGGCATACCACTTGGATGATTATAGATTTGACCCATGATAAGCTGATGATCAAGCTGAGCCTATATCATGAATATTACGCTGGCGCTACGTCATGAATCCGCAACATCACATTTTGTGTAGGAATATGAATCGTCCGTCCATTCAGCACCGTCGTATATCCATCCAGAGTCATAGGAATAATGAAATAACCCTCCTTTTCTGGCCCCCAAACATCTGAATGCGGCACTGGCGGATAAACATGCGCATTCTTACACCGAGTACAGGGGCAATCTTCTGGTACCGGTTTCTCTGTACCAGCACCAGCGCCAGCATCAGCACCAGCACCAGCGCCGCCAGTGGCTGAGCCTGAGCCAACACCAGCGCTAGCACTAATCCCTGACCCAAACCCTATAGTGCTCCCCATTGTATCTTTCTGGAGAACCGCCTCTACATAACTCTTCACGGATTTTTCTTCCACAACTTTCATACGTGTTTCCTTAATTACTTCATCCGCCTTTTCTTTCAGAATCGCCGCTTTTACATCTTCCACAAAACGATGGACACGCGATACATATTCAGGAACAGTCTTCCGTTCCTTATATTTTGGCAAGAACTTCAAGAAATCATCATAGGGGGTTCCAAACAAGAGGCCGAAGCATGTTAGCCGGTCCCATGTATCAATGTCCATTGCCTTTTTGCATTTTACATTATGTTCCAACATTAGACTTCTTTTTTTGAACACGGTACCACACCCCATACATAGACATGACGCCTTCTTCATGTCATCACGTACATACTGAATCATCATGTACCATGAACGGTCATCTGGTTTCATTGACTCATACGCCTTTGGAAATACTTGGCACATCCCATAATGATGATTCAGTTGATGACGCGAAATGCACATCTTCTTACATGCAAAACATGTACGGTCATCGGCTTTTACTTGTGACGGTCCGTTTATTTTACTGAGTTCTTTTTTCTTTTCTTCCGTAAGTTCATTGTGTGGAACTGTCTTTACAAGATGTTCAGGTGGCACGGGTTTCGGTTCTCGTTTCTTCTTCAGTTCAGGCTTTGGTTTTTGCTTTGGTTCTTCTTTTGGTTTTGATTGGACAACAGGAATATCATTTGATTCCTCTTTCACCTTTTTCTTCTTTTCCTTTTTGGGTTTCTTTTCAGACTCAGTTGTATGCGGAGTCGCAGGCTGATCAACATCCAACATAGAATTTATGGAGTCAACAACCTCTTCTTTCACAGCCTCCTGAAAGGGGGATAGTCCTAGACCAGTAGGAGTGGTTTCCTCTACTACTTGAACTGGGACATCCTTCTTTCCACGCCGGCCACGACGACGGCGACGCTTCTTAGCTTCTTCAACATAAACACCCCCCTGCGTTTCTACAACATCTACATCCTGATCTTCTACATCCTGAAATGCTTGGTTCTGATCCTGGACAACATCCTGTCCTACATCGGATTCTGAGTCAGAAATATCATATGCTGGATATGACATCTGTTTCCCTGGTTGATTACCCATCATATTCTTATAAAGTCTAATTATATAAGAATACGTAAACTTTCTTTATACCCTCCCCTTAAGATTACAAACTCACGCGTTCTTATGAGCTAAACAGCCGATTCACAATCCCATTCTCAAACCGCAACCAATTCAAGCAATGCGCATACACCACCACTTCCCACTCCACAGACGCACCAGGTGCCCCAATACCTATAATGCTTGCTTGGGGAGGGGCCACGGTCAGAACCAATTTAACATCGGATGCTCGGCTCATGTTCACATGCCCACTCGGCTGCCGACGACCAGGAGCTTCGGCAAATGTATATCCATAAATGTACTGAACATAGGATGTATATCCACCCCTATGATGTTGCGCCAGGGTACGACGAAAGTATTCCTCCCCATCTTCCACCACCGGCTGTCCATTTATATATAATGCCCCACGCACCATCAATGGACCCGCAGGATTATATACGGCATCCTGCTGATACCACGGCACCGAGCTGTAGTTCGTCCACTCATTCAGCTCCACCGCCGCCCGCCGGCGCACAAACCAGAACAGCTCCTCACATGGATGATTCAACTCCAGAGGCAACTGAATCGTAATATCATCCGCCGTCTTCATCACAGCATACCGCAACGGTTCTTGAAAGCGGAATCCGTAGACTTCCCTATAGAGTTTTTCATAAGGAGACCGCAAGAGGGCATTCCGTAGTTTCCCCGTGGTATAGGCACTATAGGTAATGAGGGAAATGCGCTTCGGTTGTGGGGGCTGGAGCGCGGCCGTGAAGCTGAAACCGGATGCGTCCGTGAGGTTATATTGTTTGAAGGCGAAGGTCTTGCCGAGGGGGGTGTCCGTACATGACGCCTTTGACCCGTCAGTCCGTTGGACGAGTTCGTGGAAGGGGCGGAACTTCACCACGACGCGCACAGACCCCTCGCGCGCAGAGGCAAGGGGCCACGCGGCGGAGCGACGGGCACGGCCGAAGCTGAAGGGAATGACACAGGACAGGCGGCCATTCAGCGTGGGAAAAATGCGTGGCTGTCCCATAGACGACGCGGGAAACACACCGAGGGCATCCGTACTCACACCATATTGTGTATTACGTGATGGATAAAGTGAGGCGTATGCATAACAATAATCGCCATCAATGCGCTCCAGCTCGTATTCATCCACTTGGAGAGAGGCCCATTCAATAAGTGCCGTGCCCATGGAATTAACATAGGTCCAGGCCGGCTCGCCAGAGTTGTCCATGTAGATAAGGTGACCAGTATTCAGACCGGCGCGAATATATTCTGGAAGCCAATGTTCCAATTCAACATTGACATAGGCCTGCATAAGGAGGTCGCCACAGGACCGACTATCAATGTCAAATGTCGCTATTCCGCCAAAAGTCTGTGAGCCACGCGCCACCGTCTCGTCCACCGATGTACTAAAGGGAAGAGACCGAGCCGACTTCACCTCAGGCGAAAAAAGCGATGTTTGTATGTCGGCGGGGAAAATGTAGTCATCCAATTCCCCACGGTCAATTGCGTCTATTACAGTCGTCTTATCGGCTAATGGCACCTTACAATCAAAATTCATGGGAGCGGCGGGAGCCTCTATACCTGCTATAGATGCGGGTCTTTTTTGGGGCGGCATTTACACGCCTTTGCACCAGCTTTGCGCTGTTCAAGTCTTGATAGGCAGACTCTCGCTTGCGCTCAGGTCTTGAGCCACCGACACATCCCACATGACGCCTGCGACCGCCGAAGCTGTGCGCCAATCTCCTTATTTAGCTCACCATTCAGTTCCAAATATTCCTTCTGAATATCCAAATACTCCGCCATGTAATCATTCTTCCGCTGTTCCAAATTCTCTATAGTGCAAGATCCCATGTCCTCCATAAGTACGACCGAATCCGCATCATCACCTTCCCCCCCTGACCGAAGCCGGTCCAACGCCGCATACACAATACAGAGCCGATGTTTGACTAGGTTTTCCTTAATCCCAATCTTCTTCACCTCCGTGAAAATGTTCGTACTATACAGCACAGGAAACCGACACCGCACCGACTCAGGTACAATAAACTGGTTGTTGTCCTTAATCTCGGTCACTTTGCTCTCCACATCCTCCACAACTCCTATAGTGTCAGTATCGTTGAAAAACAAGGTCTTGCCTGAATAAAACTCACATTGGGTCTGGAGTTTGTCAAACTGATAAGCCGTCGTCTTATGCGCCTCCGTCTTTGCATCCAACTTTAAATAACTCACGAGGCCAAGAATGAACGTATTCAAGGCACCGAATCCACTCACAATCAAATGCCCAAAGGAAATCTGCTCTAGTGCTAAACTCAAGACAGTCAATAAGGAACTTATGAAAATGGTGGGAAACATCAGCAAATACAGGCTCTGTTCACAATGCGTCTTGGCCTCAATATAAATAATTTTCTGGCCACGTAAGTATGACGCAATAATATCCAGCGCAGCGGACTTATTACTCTGAACATCCACAAAAACCTTCTCTATTTCATCCTTGAACTGACGAAACATCTTGAAATCTTGATAATAGGAACCGTAAATTACCTTCGGTGGCGGCGACCCCAGGCCCTGTAATGCATGTATGTCGGCCTGTGTAAGTGGGGGCGGTAGTGGCGGCGATACTTGTCCTGGTTTCTCTTCACTTCCAACGGACGCAGAATCAGATGAAGAGTGTGCCATTGTTTGATACCGACTATCCAACGCTGACGGAAATTCCGATGTTGTTTCATTGAGTAATGCTGTCGCATCAGCTGTTAAGCCCATTTGAATACGGATGTCATTTGGGTCAAGTCCTTGGCCTTGCGCTTGCCCTTGCACTGGCGCTTGCGCTGATGCTGATTTATCTATAGGAAGTATTCGCTTGGCAGGACCGGACGATGCTCGCTGACCCAAGAGCGAACGCTGGCCAATTGTACTACTTCGCTGCCCAATTCCACCGCGTGGACTCTTTGGACTCTGATCTTTATTCATTATAAGAATCAATTCCCTATAGTGAATACTTTTATAAATTATATAATTAAAACGCCGTCTTTCTTAATTCAAGAACGCTGGTGCTATCCTAATTTAAGAACGCTAGCCCTCCGCGACCCTTCTCCACTGCATAATACGCAGTGGCGTTTAGGACAATGTCATATGCGGCCACCTTCCAGTTGTTGTAAAAGTCGCGCTGGATATCCTCCAATGTCACGCGCACATTCGGTTCCACTGCTTCACTATAGTTCAGACCCGCGGGAGGTACATAGGTCTGCGATGGCGCTCTACGACCGAAAGCTGATGGGCGGCCTGATGCATGGCCAGCGCCCAGGCCATAGTTCTGTATGAAGAATTTGGCCTCACTCGTATACTCTGCATGTGCGTGTTGCGTTAACTTATTCAGAACCAACGGGCCCCATGACTGGTCCCGCACAGTGGAACCATATGCAGACTGCAGCCCAGCAATAAAGAATCCCCCTGAATTGTCATAGGCCGTCCGCCGATTCAGCTCCAGGCTCCGAGCAGAACGAATACAATGAAGAATCCGGTCCACATGATAAATGCCATCATAGTTCACCACCGCCGCAGGTACAGTCGGTGGCTGATTATCATAGGACGCATATGTCGCCGGCCCAAAGTTGAAATGATTATAGGAAATGTACCGCCGATAAGGAATCAGGAAATTTGCCCCCGCCAGCGCCTCACGGTCCTCATTGGACAAGTAGACCTGTGTCATCTCTATAGTGATAGACGGTGGGTCCAGCTCATGGAGAGGGAGGGGGGTAAATGTACCTGAAGCATCTGATGTTTGATATGCAAACAATGGTACGGTCCACGGCAGTGGCTTTGGCTTCAAGGGGTCCGTAGAAATCACCAGGTCCTCTAGTGCCCGCAGCGTGAGCCGGACTCGGAATCGCTGCCCTCGCAACGCCACAAGAGGAAAGTTCCGTATAAAAGGGAGTTCTAGAATGTATTCACGGTCTGGATCCACAGAACGCTGGACTTTCAGGGTGTCGGTCTCGTCATATACACCGGTCAGGGAATCCGTCAAATGGTGAGCACTATAGGAATTGGTATGACGGGACGACACATAGAGGGCGTCGCCGGTCACTTCCTGTAGTGTTATGTTATCCTGAAGGATTTCAATCTTCTCAAAGAGCATGTAGGCGATGGCGGAGGTGTAGCCATAAGCGGTAGCGGTTGCAATAGCACCTAAGCCTAAGCCTGATCCTGAGGCATCTCTAACCAATCCCCGCTTCACGGCAGCTCGGTAGGCGGGCGGGACCCAGCTGGGGAGCTTGACGCGTATGTAGGCTTCCTGGAGGATGTCCCCGTATACGTCCAGGTCAATATTTAGAACACGGCTGAATCCGGCGGCGTTATAGGGTCGCACGACACGGGTCTCCGTGCTCACCGCCGCATATTTTTCATAACTCCAACTGAAGGGATTCGCCGCCGTGGTGGAATCTTCAAAGAAATACGAGTCTTTTACACCACGGGCGACCAGCTCATAGAGCGCACCTCCATTATTGGTCTGTAAGGCCATACCTACTTAGTGGGATGAGACGGATGGATGGGTGTCTACGCGCATTTGTGGATGGCGCATTTCCTACAGTGTTTTCTTTCAGCTCTCACTATAGGAATTCTTCTTGTTGAGGAAATGGGGTTTGGTCGTTGGGGTTTACGTGATGCAGCTGGAACTTTTATACCTGGAAGTAAAATTTCTCAAATTTTACTATGGACAGTTAATCAGAACAATTTTATAAGTAATCCTGCATTATCTGTAGCTGGTGAAAATTTAGCAAATATTATTGATGATAGAGATTCTACGAGATTTAATCCGTCTAATACGAATAATAGTTGTTCGGATTTATCTGGAACTGCAAATGATTATAATCCAAATAATTGGAGTAGTTCAAATGGCGGTGTTTATACATTTAAAATAACTTTTTCAGAATCTGTAAATATTGGGGCAATTCGTTTACGATTTCATCCGAATTCGAATGAAACTCATAGAGGAACACGTGTAGTAGTTAACAGTACTTCAACAAGTGGAAATAAAACAAATTCACAAATAACTTCAACTACATCCCCATATTTAGACAACTCTTTTCCAGACGCATCAGGTGGTTCTATTATGCTTAATTTCAATCCGTTTGCAAATAATATTACGACATTATATGTATCTGTTTATAAGCTATCACAATTTCAATTATGGTTATATGATATGTCGTTTCGTACTTCATAAATAATCTTCC